TCTGTTTTCCTCTCATTTGGTTTTTATAGCATATCTATCTCTAAATCAAACCGTAAAGGGAAAAACTTTGGGACCCCTTTTTCGTTTAAGGGGGGGTGGGTGGGCCCAGAGTTCTCAAGCACAAAAAAAAATGGACCCCTATTTCTAGGGGTCCACGTTACTTGTTTAGAGTTCTGTGATTAGTTAGCCCAAGTATTAAGGGCGTCTTTCTTTATTAGAATTGCAGGTCCAACAACAAAATCATCGTGTCCAAATGCATACTTATCTTTAGTGAATGTTGCTCTCCATAATGCAGTTGCCTCTGGATTTAATGGCAGTTGCATTAACTTGCCTTCTTCATTTAATAAGAGTAAATCTCCATTAGGAAACTGAACACACTCAACCATTCCACCAACGAATGATGATACCTCTTTATACTGTGGCTCATCTTTTTTATTCTCGATGATCTTAAACTCGCTTGAGTCTGTGTTTGTTTTAGTTTGTGTTGTCATAATTATCCTTTCTTGTTTATATATGGGAGATTATACTATTCACTTCTATTGTCAACCTCCTCACTAGGATTAATTCTTTCAATCTTTCTAATTGTAGTTCTATTACCCCAATGTGTTTCTTCAGTTCTTTTCTCATACCACAAATTAGGAGTTCCACCACTCTCTCGTCTGTGTCGGATAAACTCAATCGGTCTACCTTGTTCAATGTTATCCATATGCTCATCTAACCATTCGGACTCACAACGAGTACTACAAAAATATTTGGCTCTTTTACAGTATGAGTCGTGTTCTCTATCTAGATTAAATAATGCATAACGACCTCTAACCACACCTCTTGATTTTAGAAATCTATCTTGTGTGGTTTTAGTATGGCAATCTGGTCCTTGACAAAAATGTTTATTAGGCATTGTTGCCCCCAACTGCAATCAATGTGTATTGACCTTTTGCAGTTCTATAACCCTCGTTAGTTAAATCATAATAAGTAAAAAGTTTTTCGCCTTTCTTACTTACCCACTCTCTAGAAAGTTCTGTCCACTTGCCCTTTCTAAATATTCTCTTGTTATGTTTCTTGGCAAAGTAGCCAATCGTAAATGTGTCGTTTATTTCTAGTTTCATAATTATCCTTTCTTTTGTTATGTATGGGATATTATACTATCCCATACATTAATCAACAACTAATTTAAACTTTCTTCATATTGTTTTCTAGCCAATATCTTTGCCTCTCTTGATTGATTTTTATTCTTCATACCTTTAATCATACTTGCAAGGTTGCTAGGATTGTAGATTGTCAAACCTGTTGAGTTAGTTCTAATTAACTCTGCCTCATCAACTTGAATACCAAGTTCTGTTGCAAGTTCAATTCCCTCACTCAAATAACGATATGCTTTCAAGCCAATCTTTAACTGATCGCATTGTTTGGTAATTGTATCAATCCACTTTTGATGATTAACAACTAGATTGCCTTTTGCAACTCGCCATTGTTCAAACACCTCATACTCATCTTTAGTACAAGCTATTGCTCTTGATCTGCAATAAGATGTACCAATAACATCAAGATAGTATTGGTCGTCAAAAGTTTTAGTCATTCCGTTACTATCATTATGACTACCATTATATCCTAATGCTTTTGTGCATTGATCTAGATATTTTGTTTTGTGTGGGTTATCGTCTTTGCCCTCTTGTTGTGCAAGTATATCTGGGTTGCAATCTTGTGCTTTTAACTCCTCACGATAATATGCAAGTGCAAATTTCTTGCCCTCGTAATCGTAATACTCACTACCATTCAGATTGCCAAACAAACCAAAATCAAAGTGTGATTTTGTTTCTTCTGTTTCGCCCTCGTCATTTACATTTTCGTTATGTGCAAAGTAAAAACATTTATCTTTTGCTACAACATCACAAGGACTTCCATATTTATTTTTGAAGTGTCTTAATGTTGAAACATCATCTGTTGGATATGCTCTCTCAACAACTTGCTTTGCTCTTTTACTTGCATACATATATTGCTGATCAACATTTTCCCTCGCTTGAAGAAATGCCTCTTTCTCTTGTGTGTCCTCGTTCTCAAAGACATTTTTTATTTTATTGAACAACTTGTTTCTTAACTCGGTGTTCATTCGTATTTTTGCCATTTTGTTTATCCTTTCTATTAGTTATTTGATTGTGGGATATTATATTAATCGTTTTTATTGTCAAATGATTTGTTGCCCATAGCTTATGTTTATTTCGTAGAAATAAACATAAGCTAGTAATCGTTGATTTTTTTGGTCCTTTTTTATTTTTTTTTAAGGGAGGGTGGGCCCACAGGCAACAAGCTTTTATAAATTAAATACTTGTATTATTCCCATATATCCCTATATTAATAATTCCATTATCAAGTTAAGTTAAACTACCTCTGGTAAGGATAAGACCTCGTTAGAGTGATTTCCGGTCGTTAAATTTGTCAATCACTCAAGGGTGATTACCGGTTCTGGAAGAGAGCCATTGGACCGGTACTGATCCCTGATCCAATACCTCTGCAGTCGGGGGATCGATCCACAAAAAGCAAGTGGCCGTAGTATGTATTGGATCTGGGATCAGTCATTAATGACTGTGGAGATAAACACTATAACACGGGTGAAAGCGCAACTAGTTCAATCGTCCATTAGAAAAACCGCTTATGGATCCCCGCGTAGCATAGTGACTGATCATTATCCTTGAACCCCTGATTTGTGAGCGCAAGCTCACAAGCTGGGATGGTGGGAGGGTGGGCCCGTAGGTCACAAGCATAAAAAAAATTAAAAAAAGATTTGACAGGCGCAAACAGCCTGATAGTATGGGATTTTATAACAACTAATAGAAAGGATAATATGACTAAAAAAACAATTAAAGACGAATATTTACCGGGAGGCGCAAAGCGTCAAGAGATGCTGGACCAAGTTCCGGGTTACCTTGCAGGGCCCGGAGCGGATCAGGCAACGAAGCATCACTTTTGTCTGGATGTCTTAAAACTTACAGAGACTGAATATCTGGAAGCCCTGAACAAAGCAACAAATGGAGGGCTCGTTGAATCAGCGTGGAATTAAAGATCCGTTTGGCTTCACTAAAGCTATCAACTGGGACAAGTTAGAAGATCCTGAAGTACTAGAGAAATTAGAGGAAATCTTTGAAGATGAGGAAGAGAAAGAATCTTATCTAGACGTGTTTGGATATGAATAAAAGAATTAAACACAACGACCTGACGGCGTGGTTCACTGATGACCACGCCGCATTGCCGGCCAGTTATCTGGCCAGCTGTAACAAATTTTTTAATGATCTCAAGCTCTCAAGCAGAGAGAGAGGGAGGGTGGGCCCGAAGGCCACAAGCTCGCAAGCAAAAATAAAAGTTGACAAGCAAAAAAGCAACATATAAAATATGGGAAATTATAACAAAGAAAGGATAATATGAAAAACACAATTGAATTATTAGATGAGCAACACGCAGCGCTGGTTCAGGTGATCCAGTTTTTAGACAGTCACGGTCACAGCAACGAGTCAGTCAGGGAGGTTGTTGATAAAATTTTAAATCATAGCGAAGACTTAACAAGAAAGTCAGACGAGGAGATAAAAGAATATGAAAGTTGAATTTAATGCAGATCAAATAGAATTGATAAAAGATCTTTTAATCAATCAAGAAAATATTTGGCTAGAAGATAAAAAACATTATCAATTAGATTTAAAATTATTAAAAGAGTGTTATAAGATTATACAAGCGAACGAGCAGAAAGGATAAAATGAAAATAAAAGAAGCAGACAAAATTATAATATCATTAAGCAAGCCGGAGAAGATGCCCGGTTATGCTTACGGGCTCCCAGCGTGGGAGTGTAAAACAGGGGCGAAGCTTGCGAAGGTTCCGGGCAGCGTATGCGCAGGCTGTTATGCAATGAAAGGAAATTATACAAGATTTCCCGCTATACGGGAATCGCAATATAAAAGACTCGCAGCGATCAGGCATCCGCTCTGGGTCCGGGCTATGGCAGCGAAGATTAACAGCGAAGCGGTGAGTAAGCATAAATATTTTAGATGGCACGACGCCGGCGACGTTCAGGACTTAAGACACCTAGTAAAAATTTTTGAAGTTTGCAGGAGGACACCGGATATCCAGCATTGGATGCCGACCCGTGAAGCGTGGACAAAGAAGTATATAGACCGGGCGCCTTCAAATCTTGTTATAAGATTCTCAGGTACAATGATTGACCAGCCGGCCGTGAAGAGCTGGCCGCATACGTCGACAGTCTCAACCACGCCAGGAAGCAGGACCTGTCCAGCTCCGGATCAGGGCGGCCAATGTGGCAGCTGTCGAAATTGCTGGAATAAAGAAATAAAAAATATATCATATGGTAAACATTAAATTATTTTTTGATTATCCAAAACGCAAGGACGGTTTTACGGGCCGGGAGAACAGGCGCTACTGGATAATTAATACTAAAACAAATATAAAAATAAGAATAACAGAAAAGATTTACGAGGGGATTCAAGCATCCAAATTATGTTAGTTTTTAAACACCCAAAGTATTATCAGGAGATGCGCAAGCGCGCGAAGCAATTCCAAAAGGAACAAGCAGACAAGCTCGCAAGCGAGCAAGCTGACAAGCCGGCAAGCTCCCAAGCGGGGGGTGGGCGGGTGGGCCCGAAGGCCTCAAGCTCACAGGCTACAAGCGATCAGGCGTCAAGCGGTTCACGAACCAACAAGCGCTGAATATAGTCCCAATCATTCATAGCCAAGGATGGCGTTTCACGATGGTCTACAAGCAGACCGTGGATCGCGGAAGACTCATAAAGTTTTACTGTTCCTTCAAGAGCCTCTTGAAGGAGGATGAAGTTACGATAAGTTCTGGTTTGATGAAACAATTTTTGGTGGGGGCTAAAGGCTATTTTTGGTCCTCTAGCTATCTTCATTTCAACCATAAAAAAACCACAAGAATCTTTATATCCCAATAGATCTGGCACACCAAAGGATGCCCAAGATTCTAGTCTAGTCCACTGTATTTTAGGTGTATTTTTTTTAATTAATTTCCAAAATTTAGACTCTGGTTTCATCGTACATTGACTGATACGCCAGATTACGATATAAGTCAAACATTATGGGAGTACCAGCCAAATTAACAGAACGACAAATAAAGTTTGCAGAGTTATTGATATATAACGAAGGCAGGCTATCACCAGCTGAAGCAGCATTTCAAGCAGGGTACAAAACACGTCCCAGACAAGCTGCATCAGAGTTAAGAAATCCAAAAGTATCTCCATTAGTAGTCAAGTATATAGGTGAATTAAGAGCAG